CTAAAGGCTCACGAGTGGCAGGTAAGAACGAGCTACATAGACGCCTGCAGGTAGATGAGTTTACAGACGAACCTCGCCTTGTATTCATGTCTACCTGTATTAATACAATATCACAATTACCTGCAATACCTTTAGATAAAAATAACTCAGAGGATGTAGACACTAAAGCAGAAGACCACTTGTATGACGCTTTAAGATATGGTATTATGACACGACCTCGTAGTTCAATATGGGACTTTAACCCAGCAACACAACGATCAGGCTTCCAAGCGTCTGATCCTACATTTGGATACTAAGACTTATGACTGATATAAATAATTTTATGGAAACAGATATGTCTTCTTCATTAGAAGATATTAAAGATACAGAAAACTCAGACGATCCTAAGTCAGGTACTATAGTACAACTAGTTGAACATCGTTTTAAAAAGGCAGAGGATGCTAGATTTATAGATGAACAACGGTGGATGAATGCCTACAGAAATTATAGAGGGCTGTACTCCGCAGATGTAAAGTTTACTGAAGCTGAAAGATCTAGAGTATTTGTAAAAGTTACTAAGACTAAAACACTTGCCGCATATGGACAGATAGTAGATGTGTTATTTGGTAATAATAATTTTCCACTTACTGTAAATCCTACAAGATTACCAGACGGTGTAGCTGAATCAGTTTCTTTTGAGTCAGATGCTATGGGTCAGAAAATATCAGACCAATCTAAAGATGCTTTTTCAAAAGAAGAATCCCGTGATGCCGAACCACTGTTAACACCAAATACAGTTTTACAACCCGGAGATACATTAGATACTTTAAGAGCTAGATTAGGTCCAGTAGAGAAAAAATTAAGTACTGTTGCAGATATTTTAATTGAAGGTAGTGGCCCAACTCCTACATCAATAACGTATCATCCTGCAATGGTTGCAGCTAAGAAAATGGAAAAGAAAATACACGATCAGTTAGAGGAGTCTAATGCCAACAAACAATTACGTTTGGCTGCATTTGAACTAGCTCTGTTTGGTACAGGTATTATGAAAGGTCCATTAGCAATAAATAAAGAGTACCCTAATTGGACAGCAGAAGGAGATTACGATCCTTTAGTAAAAACTGTACCCTCTACTAACTATGTTTCAGTGTGGAATTTTTATCCTGACCCAGATGCAGCTAACATGGACGAGGCAGAATACTGTTTAGAAAGACACAAGATGTCTCGCTCACAAATAAGAGCATTAAAAAAACGACCATTTTTTAGATCTAACGCAATAGATAATGCTATTGAATTAGGTGAGTCCTACGAAAAGAAATGGTGGGAACAAGAAATGGAAGATGATGCACAACAAAGTTCTGCAGAACGCTATGATGTACAAGAGTTTTGGGGTTTTGTTGATGTAGATTTATTAAAAGAATATGACATTGATATTCCTACAGAGTTAAAAGACTCAGATGAGATTAGTGTAAACATCTGGATCTGTAATGGACAAGTATTACGTTTAGTTATGAATCCATTTAAACCTACTATAATACCTTACTATGCTGTACCTTATGAAATTAATCCTTACTCTTTCTTTGGTGTAGGTATTGCAGAGAATATGGACGATACCCAAACACTTATGAATGGTTTTATGCGTATGGCTGTAGACAATGCTGTACTCAGCGGTAACTTACTTATAGAAGTTGACGAGACTAACTTAGTTCCCGGCCAAGACATGAGTGTGTATCCCGGTAAAGTATTCCGTAGACAAGGTGGCGCACCGGGACAAGGTATCTTTGGTACTAAGTTTCCTAATGTTGCAAATGAAAACATGCAGCTATTTGATAAGGCTCGTGTTCTTGCAGACGAAAGCACAGGCTTTCCTTCCTTTGCTCACGGACAAACAGGTGTGTCAGGTGTAGGACGTACTGCATCAGGTATATCAATGCTTATGAGTGCGGCAAATGGTAGCATACGAACAGTAGTTAAAAATGTTGACGACTATTTATTAGCACCGTTAGGTAAAGCATTCTTTAGTTTCAATATGCAATTTGATTTTGATACGGAGATACGTGGAGACTTAGACGTTAAAGCTAGTGGTACAGAAAGTCTAATGGCTAACGAAGTACGTAGCCAACGACTAATGCAATTCTTAGGTGTAGTGCAAAACCCTGTACTTGCTCCGTTTGCTAAGATGGATTATATTATTAGAGAGATAGCTAAGAGTATGGATCTTGACCCTGACAAAGTTACTAACTCTATGGGTGATGCTGCTATTCAAGCAGAGTTATTTAAAAAGTTTAAAGAAGAAAACCCTGAAGCTGCAGCACCACCTGCACCCCCACAAGGCGCACCACCTGTTGCAGCTCCTACTGGTGGCGCAAACAAACCGCCTGCAGGAGTTCAAGTACAAGATACTACCGGATCAGGAGGAGGAAGTATAGGAACAGGAACTGTACCAACTCCGGGTGAACAAGGATTTACAGGAAACGTACAATAATGAGTAGAGTATTTTCAAAAAAATTAGGTGGTTACATCGAAGATCTTTATGATTTTTTTGGTAACAAGTTAGACGATATAAATCCTTATTTTAAAGAACAGCCTACTACTAAAGCTTCATTAAGGGAACTTGAAGAAGACACAAAAGTGTTAGGGTTTAATCCTACAGATCCAAAAAACTTAGACCAGTATGATATTTTAAGACGTAAAAAACTTTCTGGTAGCGAATCTGTTAAAGAAGTTGATGAACTTGATATGCCATCTGAGACAGAACTTCAAAGAATGATGGAAGCAGAAGATGGTGGACCTGCTGCTAACCTTTTAGAATATGAATTTTTAGATTATGTAGATTACGATGATATGCATGAGTTAAGTGATGACGAACTCAGACGAATAATTGCAGACCAAAGAGGCAAAGCTTCCCTTAATGCATCAGAGATGTTAGATGAAAGATTAGAGGCTACGTATCTTTTGGCTGACACAGAAGGGACAATAGGAGGAGTTCCAATTTCTCAGTTAGAACCCTATTACTCTACTGATCTCCACTTCGATGCAGATATTAATATGCCATACAATGATCCAGATTTTAATGTAGACATAGATGGCACAATGCGTAAGTATGATATATTTGGAGGAACACATAATATAGATACAAAAACTAATGTAGGTTTTGACTTACCTAAAATAGATTCATGGGACGGTGAGGATGTTGGGGCTTTTGGTATAGGAGAAAGATTGCTTAGTTACTATAGTCCTGTTGAAAATACAATTAGTGCTATAAATTTTCCTGAAAAAGGTTTAACAATAGCAAGAATAAGAGCATTACTTAGCGAGTCTATTCCTAGACTAAGTAGAAAGATGGAGTTTGATTTAGGTGGACTTCGAGTAAAATTTAATGAACTGCAAGCATTAGACGGAAATAAACTTTACAATAAAAAAGAAATAATGAAGTTATACAAAGAACACGGTATATACATTGAAGCAAGAATACTAAGAAGTGAAACACCATTAAGCTCATATCAACGTATACCTCTTCTTGAAGAGGGTAGAGTTTTTGGTTCTTATTTTGAAATAGACATTAGTGCAACTACTGATGCAGGTAACAGAAAAATGTTAAACATACTACAGCAAACGGAAGACGGTGTACGCCCTCTTTCTGCTAATTTTAGAAATGCTCGTATGGATCAGAATCCTATGTTGCAACAAGGACATTTTAAACCTACAAATTTATCTCACGCTAGAGGTTCTATTATTATAAATAAAAACGGAAAAAGACAGCTATTAATTGAAGAGTTACAACAAGACCCACAAAACATTCTTGGAAGAGAACGAAAGCTAAGAAACCAAATTACTCCACAAGAACGTATTGAACAAGGTGAACCTCTCTTAACTGCAAAACTTCCTTCAGTTGAATTTATTTCTCAGCTACTACAATCTATATTAGTACACGCAAGGAACGAAGGCGTTGATGAAATTGTATTTCCGTCTGCATTAAGAATAGCACGAGAAAGACCTGAAGCAAATATCTTAGGAAAAGTTACTAAAGTTAAAGATATTAGCCCAAAGTTATCTGGCATTTACGATAAAGGATTAGTTAAATATTTAGACGATCTTAAATTACAATCAAATAATAAAATTAAAATAAGAAAAGAAAAAATAATCTTAGATGATCCTGACTTATCAGATGATCTACTACTGGATGAAGCCACAATTTTAAATATAAAAGATTTTAAGTTTGATCCTAAAAGAAGTAAAGCTAAATTTAGTAAAGGTGGTCTCGTACAAAAACGTGGCTTAATGCAGAAAGAAGCTGTAGCATGAAAGAACTAAAACAAATAGTAAACACTAAACCTGTATGGGATTCTTTTGTAGAGTACTTAGATGAGTGTATTACTTTAGTCCACAAAAGATTAGAGCAAGAAACAGACATAGAAAATATATATAGAGCGCAAGGTGAGATAGCTGCACTCAGAAGGTTAAAGTATATGCGTGATAAATTTAACAGTAATTCTAAAGGTTTATACTAATGGTTGATAAACGTATAATTTTACCATCTACAACTGACCCTAGTTTACGTTTTAATTATGGTACAGGTCTTAAAGATAAGTACAGTAATAGAGATTATACAAATACATTTGCTGATCAAGCTGCAAAAAAGTTAGGCTTAGATGGAGTAGACGATTATCCTATTCTTAATGACATTGAATTGCAAGCAGACATTGAAAAAACTATAAAAAATAATCCTGTAGCTCAAGTTGGACTAAGGTATTTAATGCAACAAACAGGCGGTGATATGTCTAAAGTGTTGCAAAATTATTTAAGTACAGATTCACAAAAAGATTTAAATTTAGACGCTAAACCAAAAAAAGGAACACTGGGATATGTTCTCACTACAACAGGTTCTCCTAATTCATCAATAGTAGGCCCTAAAGATTTTAATACAATGTATGAGGATGATCCAGAAAATATTCTTTCAGGTATTAACCCTAATATAAGATTAAAATTAAGTGAGTTAGCAGAACAAGATTCAACAATGCGGCTACTTTTAAAAGAGTATGCAAATAATAAAACAATAAAAAATAGGGATAAATTAGTTAATAAAATAAAAACTTTTGAAGGTACACCAATAAGCCAATCAGCTGCTATAAATCATGAATTAATACATTATGGAATACGGGCATTGTATAATGAAGGATTACTAGATGAAAAAACAAGAGATTATTTAATTAAACAGAATACAAAAAAAGAACACAAAGTAATAGGAGAAATGTCTACAAGAGGAATGGCCGATGATCCTGTTTTTGGTTCTTATCTTCCAGAAGGAGTAGGAAACATAGTTCCTAGTGATGATTTAAAAAGACTTGATTTAACAGCAGAACAATGGTTAAAAGATAACTCGCCTCCTGTACAAAAGCCACTACATGTAGCACCAGAAGACCAAGGCAATTCTTTTGAAAGAAACACAACTCCCTACACTGGAAAGTTACCGGGACGTTTAAGAAATTCTGTAATACTAGAAGAAAAATATGACGGTGCAATTCCTGCCGGATTAGCTAAAGGAGGCGACATAATGCCAATGGAACAACAAATGGAAATGTTTGGCTCAGACCCTATGGGTGGACTAGACGATGACGGAATGTCTAGAGACCCAGTAAGTGGCAACGAGATACCACCCGGAAGTATGGCAAACGAAGTACGTGATGATGTAGATGCTAAACTTAGTGATGGCGAGTATGTAGTCCCAGCTAACGTAGTTAGATTCTTTGGTGTTAAGTTCTTTGAAGACTTACGTAGTCAAGCTATGCAAGGTTTAAGTGCAATGGAAGCTAACGGTAGAATAGGTGGAGAGCCTGTACCTGCAGAAATGCCTATGCAAGATCAGATGGCAGGTGCTGCTAGTGAATTAACTGAGCAAGATATGGCTATGTTACAAGGCATGATGAATGAAGGTGGATACGTTCAAGGATACAATCATGGAGGGTTGCATGATCCTGTAACAGATAAAGCTATACCACAATCTGTTCCATCTAGTGTCTATCCTGTTAATCAATTTATAACTCCGGGTGCAAGCACAATAAGCTCTGCACTGAATCCTTATGTAGCTCCGTCAGCAGGTACACCAAAACCTACGACTCCTGCGGTAGGGTCTGATGCTACAGTACGTTATGTCACATATGTAAAACCCGGATCAGGAGAAATACGAGTAATAGCATTTAGAGGTGACACACCTGTTAACCCTGATGAAGTAACTTCAGCACTACAAGCAGGATATTTTCCTCAAGGTAGTGATGAGTTAGCTGAATACCAACGAGATGCAAATCGAAATCCAGAAGATGATTGGAATGTTCAAGATGGCAGTAAGCCCCCAAATAAAATGACTGTGGGTGAATTAGCGTGGTCTTTAACACGAACAACTTACGCTGCCGGAAACCCAGATAGTTTTACTGCCGGATTTGGTAATTTAGTTGGAAAAGGTCTAGGTGCAGGAGTAATGAAATCTGTATTAGGAAATGTACCTTCAGATGCAGAGATATATATTAAAACAGCTCAAAATAGATTAAAGACAAATAATTACTCTAACGATAAAGAAAAAGCAATACTAGAGGGTATAGCAAATCAATCTGGTTTAGATATGGGATTAGTTAATAAAAATATGGTTGCATTAACAGGTATAAACTTTAAACTTGGAAAAGAAATAGGGAAAGATATACCGTTTGATAATAGAGTACCTGACTATAGTACTTCTAGATTGCAGAAAAAAGCAGCACGGCTTATAGAAGAGACTAAAGATATGAAAGGTGTAAGTGCCGATGTAAAAACAGCGTTAGATGATGACGGTAGTGATTATGGAGCAGATTATTATTATGATTACAAAAAAGACCCAGCATACATAGCCTCTAATAAAGCTAAGAAAAACGCAGAAGTTAAAGCTACAGCAACAACAGAAGATAATAACAATACTGTTAGTACACCTTCTAGATCTTTTGACCCTAATGATAGTGGCATGGGTGCTGCTGTAGCCGAAAAAGAAAAAGCATCTGACAAAGCTGCTAAATCAGCAGGTGCTACTAGAAGTAGAGGTGGCAGCAGAGAATTTGGAATGAACAAAGGTGGACTACTAAAGAAACCAACTAAGAAGAAGACTAAAAAATAATAATCAACGATAAGGCGACCCGGTGATGCTGGCCCCAACATAAAGGAATAACTAATGCCCGAACTAAACGTAATGGAATCCCCAAAAGTAGCTGGCTTTGTAGACAGCTCGCACTCAAATGCAAACAGACGCAGAGCAGAAAAAGAAGAAAAAGAAATAGAAGAGCTTATGGAGTCTCGACAAGAAGATCAAGAAGAACAAGAAGTTGTTGCCGAAGCTCCTAAAGAAGCTGCTAGTGATGAAGACAAAGACTTAACACGAGAAGAGAAGACGTACAAAAAACGGTACGATGATCTTCGTAGACACCAAAACAAATTGGTTGAACAAGTTAAAACTTTAGAAGCTCAAGTAAGTGACCCTTCTTCTTTTGCTGCTCCTACTACAGAAGCTGAGTTAGAAGCGTGGAAAGAAAAGTATCCTGACGTTGCTAACATTGTATCTACCTTAGCTAAAAAAGAAGCACAAGCTATGTACAATGCAGCAGATGAAAGGCTCTCTCGTCTAGATGAGATAGCTGAACAAGCTGACAGAGCAAAGGCTGAAGCTGAGATACGAGCTATACACTCTGACTTTGACGATCTAAAGGATAGTGAAGTATTTCACGATTGGGTAGATGTACAACCTAAGTGGGTAAAAGATGCTTTATATGTAAACTCAGATGACCCAGCTTCAGTAGCACGGGTAATTGATTTATATAAAGCTGATAACAACATAGTTAATAAAGGTAAAAAGATTTCCGCTAAGAGAGCTGCTGCAGCAATCGTCACTAAGAAAGGGCGAACCTCTGTAGATGCAGATGAATCTAATGGAAGAATTACCGAGTCTGACGTTAATAAAATGTCAACAGTAGAATACGAAAAGCGTTCCGATGAAATTATGGAAGCTATTCGAGGAGGGCGATTTGTCTACGATATGACAGGTGCAGCCCGATAAAAAAAAGTGTTGACAAAATTGTCGCACTTTGATATAACTAGTACTATCTATAAAAACGTAATGGCCCTTAGAAATAAGCTACCCATAGTTCTTATAATTCATCAAGTCTAAACTATCATATAAGACCTACCTGATACAGATGGCCCACTGTAGAGTAAGATTAGCTAGTCTGCTTTACATTGCACCCGGATTGTTCAGCCTCTTGTTATTACCGTTTAGCTTTATTTGTAAGCCAAACATCCATAGGAGGAATTTAATATGGCTTTTTCAGTAGCGGCAGGACACGGAAACCTGCCAAATGGAAACTTCTCTTCGGTTATCTATTCGAAGAAAGTACAGGTTGCTTTTCGCAAGTCAACCGTAGTCGGAGACATTACGAACTCTGATTACTTTGGGGAAATTGCGTCACAAGGTGACACTGTTAAAATAATCAAAGAGCCTGAAATCTCAGTTAAGGCATATGCTCGTGGTACAACTATTCTACCACAAGACCTTGACGATGAGGACTTCTCGTTGACAATCGACAAATCAAATTACTTTGCTTTTAAGATTGACGACATTGAAGAGGCACACAGCCACGTAAACTTTATGCAACTTGCTTCTGATAGAGCAGCATATAGATTGGCTGACCAGTACGACCAAGATGTATTGGGATACTTATCAGGTTACAAACAATCATCTCTTCACGGACAACCAGACACAGTTAACGCAACTGTAAACGGTACTGTGGCAGTTTCAACAGCAGGTACAGATGAACTTCTTTCCAGCATGAAACTAAACAAAGGTGACTTTGGTAACATCACTACTACTTCAGCAGGGACTCACTCGATTCCTCTGACTCCACGTATGCCGGGTGCAACATCCTTGCCTACAGCTACAGCATCACCAATGATGGTTGTATCTCGTATGGCTAGACTACTTGATCAACAGCAAGTTGATACAGGTGGACGTTGGTTAGTTGTAGATCCTGTGTTTATGGAAATGCTACGTGATGAGGATTCTCGTCTTCACAATGCAGACTTTGGAGCATCAGGAAGTATACGTAACGGCTTAGTTGTTAACAACTTAGGTGGTTTCAGAGTATACAGTTCTAGTAATCTACCAGCAGTTGGAACAGGTCCGGGTACTTCAGGTACAGCGAACCAGCTTGCTAACTATGGTGTCATTATGGCTGGACACGACTCTGCTGTTGCTACTGCAGAGCAGATTAATAAAACCGAATCATACCGTGACCCTGACAGCTTTGCTGACATTGTTCGTGGTATGCACTTGTATGGCAGAAAGATTCTTCGTCCAGAAGCTCTCGTTCAAGCCGTATATAACGCAGCTTAGGGGGACATAAAAAATGGCTACACAAACTGGCGAATTAGTCTCTGCAAGAGGGATGAGCAACAGGGGTAGAATGCCGTACTTTGTACAGTCTTCTATCAACCTAGCTACTGCAACAACTGAGAAAGGTTCTGCTTTAGCCGCAGGAGATATTTTTGAG